GTAACTTTTTAATCCGGATTGCTTATTAGTCTCGTCTTCAAACTCAGTAAAAGCTCCGGTATCCTTAAACTCTGCTCCGTTAATTGGCGCGTCTTTCGTGCCACCAATGTTATTCTTAAACCCTGGATGCCGAGCAATTGGCTCAGTCGTAGTAGCACCGCGTCCCGATACTTCGGGGTTAGTCCGTGAGCCTGTTGATAGGTCTTGGCGAAGTTTCTGTCATATTCAATCAAGTCTTGTGTTTGTCGTACGCTGTGAATGATAGTCGAATGGTCACGATTAATGATTCTACCTATCGACTCAAGTGACATTCTCAATGTACGTCTACAAATGTAGTTAAAAGTATGTCGAGCGTAGAGTATGTGTTGCGTTCTGTTCTTTGAGTAGATGTCGTCAGGTGTGATGTTGTAGATTTGACAAACTGCTCTCATAACGTCTGCCCATTTTGCGCTTGTTTGTGTGATGTCAATCTTAGGTCGTAAGATTTCTCGTCTCAAATCGTTTATCAATTTCTCGTATTGATTCTTTTGTTCGATAAGTAGAAGTCTCATTCTACGATTTTCTTGCTTTGCGGTGTGTAAATCTTGAAAGTGGTTCATATTAAAATAGAGATATTTGTCTTTGTGATACATCTTTATACGCGTTTGCGTCAAATCTAATAATATCAAGAACTCTTTCATCATTAAATATGTCTCCAATATATTCAAATGATTTTGTGATAGACTCTTTTCGTAATTTTAGACCGCTATATCCTTGTGCTATTAATTTATCGTTTTGTTTTTTTGTTGCTTCAACATTGTCATTTACCATACACACTCTCCAACTACCTGATTTTTCACGTTGATTCCACAATGCTGGATTTGATGTTTTAGTATAAAATTTTTTCCCATCGCTTTTGTACAATTTTGCAATATATGTACTAATTGCGCCTCCTATTCCCATACCTTGATAATCTGGCAATACTACTGTTCTAGACATTCTCCAAGCATTTTGTATGGTTCCACTTGGCAACGGCAATACAGCATTGAATGCAACCGGTTTATCATTCCATATAGTAACAAAACATTTTGCACTCTTTGATAATTCATCAGTCAAATAGTGATGGTGTTTGAATATACGCCAAGTTTCATATCTACATCGAAATACCTGAAGTTCGATTTTTGGTCTTGATTGCCGAAGATAGTCGTGTCTCTCGACACGCCCCTTCAATGGTGAATATGTCCAATCCGGTAGCAACCACTCCATAATATCAAAGTGACAACTAGCAAGAATGATTTTTTTGTTGTTCTTGCGTATGAATTTTTGAAGCGCATAAGACATCGCTTTTGCTACGTCTCTATCTACTACACTTGTGTACTCATCCACAAGTACAACTTCTTGTTCTTTTGCACTACCAACAAGATACGCAAGTTGTGCGCGATATTGTTCACCATTTGACAGCGTTCTATATGGTCTCAACCACGTAGGAACACTTGACAAACCCATTGAAGACAAAAGTAAACAAGCGTCGCTAGGTTGCAACCAATCAAAGTTTGAGATAAGAGACTTCGATTCGTCGAATTGAATCGTTCTAATCGCGCCAAAATGCTTCAAAAGAGTTGATTTACCCGTGCCACTACCTCCGTAGATGACTCCAATGTTCCAATCAAAGTTTCTACACTCTGCAAAATTGACAGGTATTTCTACACTTGTCTTTGTCGAATCTTGAATGTCAAACGATTCACACACATATCGAGTGTATTCGTCTTCAAGTATCGTGTTCTCTAGTTTTATTGTTTTCATATGCGTTCTTTGTATTCTGTTAGTTTGCCTTCAAATGTAGTAGGGATTGTGCAACATTCACCGTTGCGATTCTTTGCGATAATCAACTCCGCTTCTTCTACGTCAGGCTTCTCTGTGTCGTAGTAAGCAGGTCTAAAAGGAAACATCACAATATCTGCGTCTTGCTCTATCGCACCTGACTCTCTCAAGTCTGACAACATAGGTCGTTTGTCTTGTCTCTCTTCGCTCTTACGTGACAACTGCGCAAGTACGATGACCGTGATTTTCAATTCTTTTGCTAGTAGTTTCAAACCGCGTGAGATTTCTGCTATCTCTTGCTCACGATTTGCTTTTGTGCCTTTGATTAATTGTATGTAGTCGATGACAAGTAAGTCAAGACCTTTGCGAGACTTGTGCAACTTTGCCTTTGCTTTGATTTGTGCGATAGAAGTATCAACGTCATCGTCTATGTAAAACTCGATAGTTTGATTGTTTGCTGTGTTGATGACTTTGTCTATCTCGATTTGTTCTAGACGACCATTGCGTATCTTCCAATTCTCTATGTTGCCTATCAATGACAAGTATCGCTTTGCAAGTTGCTCGTTTGACATCTCAAGCGACAAGAAGAGTGCTTTGTGATTGTACTTTGCAAAGTCTTTTGTGAGCGTGAGAGCGATTGCAGTCTTACCCATTCCGGGACGACCTGCTACAACAATCAAGTCTCCTTCGTTGTAACCACCGATGTACTTGTCTAGATAGCGCCATCCTGTTTGTTTGCCTGTGAGCGCACCACCTTTGAGACTATTCTCTACGATTTGGTCAACAACTTTGTTTGTGACTTTGACTATTGAGTCAGGCTCTTTGTGTGTCGAGAAAGTAGTCTCATCAAGAATCGACTGCAAGTCTTTTACCATCTCATCAAGTTCTTTTGATAAATTCAAATGTGACAATCTATCGACGAGCGTTCGTTTGATGTAGTTATATTCTAGAGTTTGAAGATGTGTTTTGATGTTTGTCAAACCACTTGCTTCTTGTTGTATCTTGATAATCTCAATAACTTCTTTTTTCGTGAAATGCTTTGATAGAGTCACCAAGTCAACAGGTTGATTGTCGTAGTACAAGTGTGTCATCGCATCGACGATACGACGTGAGAAGTCTTCTGTGAACCAATTCTTGTTGATTTGTGGTAAGAAGTGTCTTGCGTCATTGTAGAACAGCAAGTTTGATAGTATCATTTGTTCTAGATTCATAGTGTTGCAAGTTTATGTTGATTTGTTGATACTTTCAAATTGTTTTGTTTCCAAGTGCGAACTGCTGACTTCCAATCTTTCATCTTGTTTTTGCCTATCATCCAACCTTTCGACTCGTAGAAATCAAAGAACTTGTTTGATACGTCATTCATTCCTATTGAATCCATATATTGACTCAACTCGTCTAGAGTTGGTTTGACAAAGCGTTTACTCTTTGTATTATTTACATCTTCATTTTCATTTTCATTTTCCATATGTTCTTCATATGATTTACATATGTTATTCATATCTTCTTTCTTCTTACGATTGTTTGCTCTTGATTCACTATACTTCTTTCTCTTCTCGAACTCGTCTCTCATACGCTTATTGTAGTAGCCTTCGTCTGATTTATCGAATTTCTCATAGATGTCTTCATCATATGAATCACATATCTTCAACATATCTTTCTCGCTTAGTACTCCTTTTTGATGTTGTATACAAAGTAGTCGTATGTATTTACCTACTTGCTCGTTTGACATCAACGTTGTACCTGTTAAAAAATCGCTCGTGTAAAATAACACTGCCGGGTCTTTGCTCATTTGTTTTGTATTAAAAAAGCCCTCAAGCGAGTACCGAAGTGCGAGTTCGATACTTGCCGAGGGCAAAGGTCTGTTGATAGTTGTCTCGCACACAACTTTAATACCTTACAAAAATAGTACTTTGTAACTTAATAGCAAATTATTCTTTGATTGAATATCTACCAAAGCCTTCTGTCTCATCGCACACGATGTCTAGCCCTTCTTTGTGACGTAGTACGTGAATCAATGCGGCGAGTCGAAACGAGCCATACAAGTTCAAAGCGTCGATTGGTGTGATAGACTTACCATTCATCAAATGTGTCTTCACTTTTTTGAGTTGTGATTCTTTTTTCATATTTTTTTTGTTATTGATTTTTGATATACATTCTCTCGAATTGTTCACTCTTGCTCGTCATATTTACCACAATAGAAGCCTAGTACGAAAGAGATGACGATGAAGCCTAGCCATATAGCAAATTGATATTGTGTCATATGATTCTAGTTTTAACAATTTCAACAATCTCAGTGAAGTTGTCACCGCGTACTTCGTAGTGATTGTACAATGAGATGGGCGCAAGTTCGTTGACTTGCAACTCCATTGAGTAACTCTCTTCAAGTTGATGTTGTACTTCTTCGATAGTAGGTTCGCTATCAAAGACACACAAAATGTCTTTGTCTTCGTTCACGAGAACATAGCCAATGCCATTCAATCTGTTTGCAAATTGTTGAGCGTATACGTTCTTCTCAAAACGTGCAATGATTGATTGATTGTAGTAGACGCGATATTCGCTCACGTCGTTGATTGTTGCTTGTACGATTCTTGTATTCATTTTGCTTTGCCTTTATACATTTTGTAGAGTTGTTGACGTTGATGTTGAATCGCTTCGTTGAAGCCTTCAATGATTTCGTCTTTTTCGAATTGATAAGGAGTCGCTTCTTCGATTACTCTCTTCGACTTCTTTGTCAACACGTGACTCGCGTACATCACCGCAATGGTGATAGGAGTCAATACGATTGGGTATATGATGTCTAGTGCCATAGTCTTGTAAATAGTGGGGGCTGTTACACCCCCATTTTGTTTTAGATAGAAAATGTAACTCCGTTAGATGAACATATACAATGCCATTGTGCTAATGCAATTGTATTGAATGGTGTTAATTCTGCAAAGTGCTTAATGGTATTAGCAACCATATTTAAATTGTTCTTAGCATTTTGAGATAAAGATGCTTTTATTACTTCTACGAATAATGAT